CCTATTCGCCCACAACGCAGGAGGCTTTGGCCTAACTGGTACAGACAATGTGATTTCGTGTGGGTCTTATACAGGCAATGGTTCTGCTACTGGCCCAAGCATAACTTTGGGATATGAACCCCAGTGGTTGTTAATTAAAAACGCAAGCGGTGCATTTAACTGGATGTTGCTCGACAACATGCGAGGACTTACTGTAAACGGAAATAACCCCCGTTTATGGCCAAATTTGTCGGATGCCGAAACCACTGCTTCAGGTTTTACATATGCGTCTCCAACGGCAACAGGTTTTAATGTTCAAAGTACATCTAGTTTTGTAAACGCTAATGGCTCCACCTACATCTACATAGCCATTCGTAGAGGCCCGATGAAAGTGCCTACGAGTGGGACGAGTGTGTTTGCGCCTATTGCAAGAACAGGTACAAGCTCATCTAACACGGCAGTAACTGCTGGATTTCCTGTAGATGCGGCATTTATTAAAGCTAGTAGCACTGTCAAGCCTTGGGATGTTGAAGATAGGTTGCGTGGAGGAGGTAAATATTTAGAGTTTCAAAGCACAGCCGCAGAGGTAGCTGGCTCTCCAGCCGCAACTATAAACTTTACAGCTTCTAATACGGGGGTTTTATTAGGCACTGATTCCTATGTAAACAGTAGCGCAAACAGCTATGCTAACTACTTTCTTCAACGAGCCCCATCATTCTTTGATGAGGTTTGCTATACAGGTACTGGTGCAGCGCAAACATTGACACACAATTTAGCGGCAGTGCCTGAATTAATGATTTCAAGACGCAGAGATGCTGTGGCTGGTTGGGCGGTTTATTCTGCAACTCTTGGTGCAACAAAATATATGCGTTTGCAGACGGATGATGCTCCTAGTACTGGTACTACTTTGTGGAACGACACTGCCCCAACATCTACACAATTTACGCTTGGTTCAACTCAAAGTGCTAGTAGTGGTACTTACGTTCAATACCTTTTTGCAACTTGCGCTGGTGTTTCCAAAGTTGGTTCATACACAGGCAATGGCTCTAGCCAAACAATAAATTGTGGCTTTACAGGTGGGTCAAGGTTTGTACTCATCAAGAAAACAAGCGGTACAGGTGACTGGATGATTTCAGATTCGGCACGAGGGATTGTTTCTGGTAGCGACCCCTACCTTGAATTAAATAACACAAACGCAGAAGTTACTGGTGAAGATTGGTTAGACACAGATAGCACAGGTTTTGTTGTTAACGAGGTGTCTGGCTCTAATGCCAATACCAATGGCGCAACATACATCTTTTTAGCAATTGCTTGAGGTAATTAAAATGCAAATCAGAATTCAATCAACAGGCGCAGTCATGTACGAAGCAGAATTTCGTGCATACACAAAAGCCAATGGTGGCCCATCATGGGAGACAACAACAACTGAAGTCTTAGAGGCTTTGGGTGCTGATGTAGTCTTTGAAGGCCCACAAGCTACTGGTGGTACTGTTTACCAATACTCTCAAGCCTCTGGTGTTGAGCAAGTAGATGGTAAGTGGTACACCAAATATATCCTTGGCCCTGTGTTTACCGATACTACTGTCGATGGCGTAACAACCACAGCCCTTGAGCATGAGACTGCCTACAAAGCCACTAAAGATGCTGAACAGGCTAAGAGTGTTCGTGCTTCAAGGGATGAGAAACTAAAAGACTGTGATTGGACTCAAGTAGCTGATGCTCCTGTTGACAAAGCAGTATGGGCTACCTATCGTCAAGCCTTGCGTGATGTTACTACGCAGACAGGTTTCCCTTGGACTATTACTTGGCCTGATGCGCCATGAACAATGTAAGCCATGAGCAAATCTATGAGCGTCTACTGGCTGTTGAAGCAAAGGTAGATGAGATAGATAAGAACACTAAAGACCTTGTGGAAGCTATTGACGCTGCCAAGGGTGCTGTAAAGGTTCTTAACTGGATAGCATCTATTGCTCAACCAGTTTTGTGGATTGGTGGGTTAGTCATTGCTGCTGGTGCTGTCTGGCAGACTTGGATTAAAAAATGAAAGATTGGGCTATGGCTTTCACTACCGCAGTCCTTTTCTGCATTACTGTCGTCTGGTGTTTTTACATCATTGTTTGGGCTATGACGTGAAATGGCTGGTAGCACTTGTTTTAACCCTTGCACTTCAATCTACAGGAAAAGACTTATGTAGTGTGCGTGAGTTTTATGGGATAGCTTACACAATTCACAATCCATCAGAGCGTCATCAGCAAATGTCTGCTTGGCTTACAAACCATCAGCACTTATGCAAAAGTACCGACATGGTTGTAATTTGGAATAATCTATCTGAGTGGGCAGGTACTGCTGATAGTGCAGAGTTAAGACATAAAGTAATTATTGCTTATAAAAACGCACTTGAGAGAGAAAAGAAATGATTACCTTGGACAAGTGGTATCCAATGGTTCAACCAAGGCGTGACATTGAAACTGTTGCATTTGATAAAGCCGTTGAGAAAGTTCAAGAAGAATACAAGCAAGCTGCTAAAGCAAACAAGATTGAAAAAGAAACAATAGAACTAGAACTAGAACTGTATAACAAGAAAGCTAGGGTTAACCAATTAGAGTTGGCAATGTTTAAAACTCGCAGATTAGATTTATACGCATAGGAGTTTCAGATGGAAGATGTAAAGGGAAAACTTACATTTACTGTCACCTTGATGGTGAGTGCAACGCTTTGTTTATCGGTGCTTGCAATGATGACTGCTTTTGTTCTTGGTCTATGGGCTAAAGAAGTTGACAATGCCGAGATATTTAAACTGTTAAGCCCTGCGTTTCAAACCATCATTGGTGGCTTTATTGGCTTGTTAGCTGGCGTAAAACTGTCTCACGATGACGATAAAAAGGAATGTAAACGTGGCTAATTTTTTACCTGCTTTTGAGCAAATGATGAAGGATGAAGGCGGTTACGTTCTTCACGATGTTGAGGGTGATACTGGTGGAATGACCTACGCAGGGATTGCTCGTAACAAGAATCCTCAATGGGATGGCTGGGCATTAATTGACAGAAAAGACTTTGGTGGTGCTACACCATTGGTTCGTGAGTTCTATAAGCGTGAGTTCTGGGAAAAGATGCGTGGTGACGAGATAGCCTCACAGGAGATTGCCAGTAGCATTTTTAACTTTGGGGTTAACGCTGGTATGTCGATGGCTGTAAAGATTGCTCAAATCGTTGTTAATGCCACTCCTGATGGCGGTATGGGTGCCAAGACCATTGAGTTGTTAAACAATCAGAATGGTGGAGACTTTCGTAAGTCTTACGCTTTAGCCAAGATTGCCAGATACGCAGAGATTTGCAATAAAAACAGAACACAATCTAAGTTCTTGCTTGGATGGGTTAATCGTACATTGTCAGGACTGAAATGAACTTGCTTAATATTTCCTCAATCATTGACTCGGTAGGTAAGGTAGCTGGAGACTTAATCACAACTGACAAAGAAAAAATGCAGTTGGAGATTGAAAACAGGAAACTAGACCAAGCCATCGACATAGCCCAGATTCAAGTTAACAAAGAAGAAGCAAAAAGTTCTAGTTTATTTGTGTCTGGATGGAGGCCTGCTGTTGGGTGGATTGGTGCTGCTGCCCTTGCTTACCAGTTTCTTGCTTATCCGATACTTGGGTGGGCTTGGAAATGGCTACAGGCTATGGGCTACGTCCCTGCTGAAATGTCTCCTCCTCCACTACTGGATGCCGAGCAATTATGGGTAATGTTGTCTGGAATCCTTGGTATTGCTGGCATGAGAACATTTGAGAAGCAAAAGGGCGTTGCATCAAAATGACATAATTGATAAGTATTCTTGCGCCTATGTCAAATATTCCCACACCAGAACACGCAGAACTGTTTGCACAGAGCGTTAAAAAATGGCAACAAGTTTTGAGCCTTGGTGATTGGAGAATCGAGAGGGGCATAAAGCCAGCTAAAGCAGCTATGGCTTCTGTTGAGTTTACACCTGCTGCAAGACTTGCTGTTTATCGTCTGGGTGACTTTGGTGCTGAAAAAATCACACCAGATTCACTAGACAAAACTGCACTACACGAGTTGCTTCATATTTTTTTATATGACTTACTTTGTACGGCTACCGATGTGAAATCGTCAGATGAGGACAGAGAAATGCAAGAGCATCGAATAA